GATACCGCCGTTACTTTCCAGGAAGATTCCGTGGTCAAATTTGCCGGCGCAAATGTGGTGGATGTTGAGTTGTTCGACCGCTCAGACCCAAGTTTTGCCGACCTGCTCATTCGTGAGTTGGCCGCATCATATGCACAAAAAACCGATGCCTACGCCGCAAAAATTGCCGTTGATGCATGCGGTTCAACAAACAACACCACCATTTACAAAACAATTGCGGAAGCAATTGCCGATTCCTACGGGGTCATGCGCTTTACACCAAACAACCTTATGGTTGCGCCATCCGGCGGTAAAGATGGCATTGATTTTGCGGGCCTATTGGGTGCGGTTGATACAACCGGCCGCCCAATTTTTGCAGCTGCCGCACCACAAAACGCAAATGGTTTAGTAACGCAAGGTTCAACAAATGGAACCGTAGCGGGCCTCAACCTAGTGGTGGACCCAAATTATACGGGCGATGCATCCAACGTTAAGTACGCGATGGTGTATCCAACCGCCGCAATGCGATTCCATGAATCACCAACCATTGAATTGCGTGCCAATATTGTTGCGAATGGGCGCATCGAAATAGGCCTTTATGGTTATGTCGCGGTGGTCAATCGTTACCCAACCGCGTTCCGTGGTTTGACCGTTACCCCATAACACGCAAAAAGTACCCCTGCCCCCTGCCTAGTCCCAGGGGGTAGGGCCTAACGGAAAGGAGGAAGCAATGGCCGCAACGTATGTAACCCGTCAGGAATTGACCGACACATTAGGAATTGGCACGTTGTATTCCAACACCGTTGTGGAAGAAGTGTGCCAAGCAAGTGAGGACATCATTAAATCATTTTTGTGGTTTGATAAATATTTTGCCACGTATCAAGAATGTGAAGATGATGTGGCAACGTTGTATTTTGATAATCCGGTGAGTTTTTATTTGGGTGAAACCGTAGTGGTTACCAATGCCGGTGCAAAATACAATGGAAGTAAAACGATTACCGCAATTGGAACCTATTACATCCAATACGCGGTAAATAATGCGACCGATGAACCAAAACACGCGATTCAACCGCCGGCAACCGTAAGTGCAACAACCCACATTGATTATGCAACCGTTCCGGCGGTGCGTGAAGCTGCATTGATGTTGGCCGTGGACATTTGGCAAGCGCGACAAGCCGCCGGGGGCCAAGCGGCAAGCATTGATGGATTTGCCCCGAGCCCATTCCGAATGGGTAACACATTATTGGCGCGAATCCGTGGGTTGCTCGCAGGATATTTAGCGCCTTCATCAATGGTGGGATGATGCCAACACCTGCCATAACCACGCTACGTTCCACCCTTGCCACCACATTGACCAACAACGGCGTGTGGTCCATTTTTGAATTTCCACCGGAAACGCCATTGGCCAATTCATGCGTGATTTTGCCGGCCGACCCTTACATTGTGCCCAACAACAATAACCACATCACCATTGCCCCGTTGGCGCGTTTTATTGTGCAGCTATTTGTTCCCATGTTGGATAACAAAGGCAATTTAAACACTATTGAAAATTTCGTGTATCAAGCAATAGACAAATTGGGCAATGCATCTTATGCATTAAACATTTCGGATGTTTCCGCACCGGTGAACGTTTCATTGGTTACGGGTGATTTATTAGGCGTGGAAATCACCGTGGAAATACTTACAACATGGAGTTCAACATGAAATATATTATTTTAAGTCATAAGGGCATCCGATTAAAAAAAGACCGTGTGCTCCCGCACGGTTCTAAAGTAGATGCTGAAGATTTGCAGGACCTCAACATTGAGTTTCTGCTAGCCGGTGGATTCATCGGCATTGAAAAAACAACAAGCAAGAAAATGGAGGATAACGACTAAATGGCCGTATTTCTAAACAATAAAGTTGTTTTCACCATTGGCGGTGTGGATTTGAGCGACCACGTAACCAGCGTTAGCCTCAACCGAACATTTGACCAATTGGAAACAACCGCAATGACTACCGCATCCAGCGCCGGCCACACTTACGTGGCAGGGTTGGAAGCATCAAGCCTAACCGTTTCATTTTTACTAGATAATGCAACAAGTGAAGTGAACCAAACGATTGGGCCACTAGTGGGCACGGTTGCCGCCGTAACCCTGAAGCAAACCGGCGATGCGGTGTCCGCATCAAACCCGGAATTTCAATTTAGTGTTTTGGTGGATAATTTCACCGACATTAATGGCGATGTAAGCGCGTTAGGAACGGCCGATTGCACATGGCCCGTTTCCGGTGCGATTGTTCGCGATACCACACCGTAACAACAACATTGGAGGGCTAGACAATGGCAATTGCACAATTAAAAATCACGAAAGCCGATGGCGAGATTTCACACCATGATATTTCGCCATTGGTGCAATATAAGTTTGAAAAAGCGCAGAAAAAAAGCGTTACCGCAATTGATTCCCAATCGGACATTTATTATTTGGCGTGGATAGCCTTGCACGGTGCAGGGCAGACCGTTCCGCCATTTGGTGAGGCGTTTGTAGCTTTATTGGAATCGGTTGAGGTGGTGGACGGTAGCCCTTTATAGGATTGGCCGGCAAAAACACCATGCATTATTTGGCGGCCAATTTGGCGGTTCACACGGGGATTTCACCGCGTGAATTTATTGAAATGGACCCCATCCTATTGGCGCAATTCATTCGCGTGTTGAACGACAAGGGAAGGGCCGAAACCGCACATGCCAAACGACATCGAAGGCCTTAGCGAAACCCTCAGCGTTTTAAAAAACGTCCACCGTGTCGTGTATGACCAAATGAATAACCAAATAAAAGATGCATTGCGCGAGATTCAAAACGATGCCAAAACGTTGGTGCCCAATAGCCCACCCCCGGGATTATCTAGGTGGGCTAGCGAAAAACCCAACACCGTGTGGTACCGGTTGGCATTTGACCCATCCGAAATGAAATCAGGCATTCGGATTAGTTTGGGCCGCCAAAAAATGAACCGGCGCAATTTTGTCGGCATGTATTCCATTTTAAATACCAGCGCACCGGGCATGGTTTATGAGGTAGCCGGTTCCCGCAATCCCAATGGGCGGCCCCATTATTCGGGTGCCAAAAAGAAAAACGCGCGTTCTAAAGCGTATTCACAAAGCGATAACCCCAATGCCGGTAAATGGTTTATTAATCGAATCGAGCGACAATCGGGCATTGTGGTGCGATTTAAGCAAGGCCGTATAGTCATTGCCGCCGGCATGAGAAAAGAAAAGAAAACACGGGAGCGCATCATTACGGCATTGGAAAATGCATCTAGAATTACCTACACCAAACTACCGAATTTGAGGGGATAACGTGGCGGTCAAGTCAGGCCAACCGGCCATCAAATATTCCATCATCACGGCGTTTAGCGCTAAGGGCATTAATGCAGCTGAAAAAGGTTTGGCCCGGTTACGCAAATCGTTTGGCAAAACCACCCTTGCCCAAAAATTAACATTTGCCGCCATTGGTGCCGGCGTTGTTGCGTTGGCCAAAAAGGCCGCCGATGCCGCACGCCAACAAGATAAATTAAACAAACAATTGAGTTTCACCCTCAACAATTTGGGATACAAAACCGCCATTCCATCGGTAAATCGTTTCATTGACGAATTGGAACGCCAAGCGGCGGTGGCCGATGATGTTTTAATCCCATCATTTAATGCGTTGGTGCGCGTAACCTCACAATTGACCGATGCCCAAGATGCGTTGAAATTGGCATTGGATATTTCGGCCATTACCGGTGATGACGTTGCCGTTGTAGCCGATGCCCTTGCCAAAGGGTTTGCGGGCAACCTAACCGCCATTAATAAATTGGTTCCAGGTTTGGACCAAGCCGCCATCAAGGCTAAAGATATGCAAGCAATTATGCGCCAACTCAATGCGGAATTTGGCGGCGCGGCCATTAATAATTTGGATTCATTTGCCGGCAAAATGGAAGTGTTTAAAATAAGTCTTTCAAAGGCATTGGAAAACATTGGTGAAGGGTTGTTAGATTTCCTTAAAGGATTTACCAAAACAAATTCCATTCAAGATATGGGCGATGCCATTGAAGAAATTGGAATCAAAATTGGGGACATTTTCCGGGGATTGCCCGTTTTATTAAAAACATTTTTTGCAGAATTTGAAAAGAATTTAAAAGAATCGTTCATTGGCCGGGCATTGCTTAAACTTTTAAAAGGCATGGGTGATGCATTTACCACCGCCGCCGATAAGGCCGCCGAAACTGGCAAAAATATGCGTTTAATGCGCGGCATAGGATGGGGCCGTTTGTGGGATATTACGCCAACAAAAAGATGGACCAAAACCGTTGAACCGGTCATTACCAAAATAAATGAATTGCAAAAACGTTCCCGATTGGCCGAATTATTCGACCCGCAACGCAACCAAATTGCCGCCGCATTGACCCGTAACCTCACGGCGGAACAACGCGCATTGGTGCAAGGTTTGGAAGCCTTACGCAATGAAAATGTGGATGATGATGAGGCCTATTACAACAAAATTATTGGTTTATCGGCTAAATCTGCATTGGCACAAATAGACGACCAAAAAAAGGTGCAAGAAAATCTCAAAACAACATTAGCCGGACAATTGGCAGATTATGAAAAGTATTTAGCCGATGCCCGGGAAAAAGCCAAATACGCATCGGCCACCATTGGTGGAACGACCGTTACGGGTCCACGTGATTTGTTGGAAAATTTGGGCGTTCCATCATCCGGGTTGCAATCACCGGTCATGGGTGGAATCACCCCACCGCCGCCGCCCTCATCATCATTTGGCGCAATTGAGGACCCGGCAACGCAGGTGCGGAATCAAGCTGCAAGCAATCCCGCCGCACCACCGGTTACGGTCAATGTGAACGCCGGTGTTGTAGGGGACCAAGATTTCTTAGTTCGCACCATTAATAATTACGTAACGATGGCCACCCGAAATGGTTACACCACCGTGCCCGCCGGGTTTTGGTCATGACGGTCCCCACGTTACGGGTTGAAGTAAATTTTTCATCCGGGGCGAGTTTTGCCAATACTTTGGTTATTGGTACGGGCATTATTGGCCTGGATGCATTGGGCGATGCCCAATCCGTTGTGGTGGATATTTCGGACCAAATACAAGGCGTGGAAATCCGGCGTGGGCGCAACCCATTGGCCGACCAATTCCAAGCCGGCACCCTAACCGTGCGTTTGCGGGACGAGCAGGGTTTATGGAATCCCCAAAACACGGCTAGCCCGTACTACCCCTTGCAACCATTGCGAAAAATTCAAGTAATGGCCACATCCGGCACCTTGCGGTATTTATTTAGCGGTTACACCACGGGATACCAATACACCCAGGCCCGTTTAACCGGTGAGGTTTCCTACACCACCATTACCGCCGTGGATGCCATGAATTTGTGGAACCTTAGTCAAATTGCGGGCGTTACTGGTCAAACCGCCGGTGAATTATCGGGTGCCCGAGTTAATAAAATTTTGGATGCCGTGGGTTGGCCCAATTCCATGCGAGAAATCGGCACGGGATTAACGACCTTGCAATTAACACCATCGGATATTCAAAGCGCACTCAATGCATTGATTGTGTGCCAATTAAGTGAATACGGTGCCATGTACGCCGATGTCCAGGGCAACGCGGTGTTTAGGGATAGGCAATTTACCCAAACGAGCGTGGGAGGAACGCCCACCGCGTTTGACGATACGGGAACCGCCATCAAATACACCAATGCCCAATGGGTCCTCAATGATGATTTGATTTTTAACCAAGCCAACATAACCGCCATTGGATTGGCTAAACAAACGGCAGAAAATCAAGATTCCATTGACCAATATTTTTTACATTCCTACAATCAACAAAACCTTTTAATGCAGACCACCGCCGAAGCTTTAAACTACGCCCAAGCCTACGTGGCCTCCCGTGCGGAAACCACGGTGCGGTGCGATTCAATTACATTAGATTTATACACGCCTAATTATGCCGCCGGGGTTGCCGCCGCATTAGATTTGGATTTTTTTGACCCCATCACGGTTTCCCAAGCGCAACCAAACGGCACCAATTTAACCAAGACATTGCAGATTTTTGGCGTTGCCCATTCCATTTCGCCAAATTCTTGGCGCACCACATTTACCACCCAGGAACCTATAATTGATAGTTTTATATTGAATAACACGTTGGGTTACGGGGAATTAGACGTTTCTAAGTTAGGATATTAGGGGAGGAAACTATGGCCGCACCATTAGGGTTTAAAACGTTTAACACCGGAGATGTATTAACCGCCTCGGATACTAACGGTTATTTGATGCAAGGAATTTGGGTTTTTGCCAATTCCACGGCCCGTGATGCGGCGGTTACTAGCCCGCAAGAAGGCAACGCGTGTTATTTAAAAGATACGGACGTTATTCAAATTTATTCAGGTTCGGCATGGGTAACAAAATCCGGTGCCGCATCTCCATTAACTACTAAAGGTGATTTATACACATATTCCACTACGGATACACGTTTGGGCGTTGGAACAAATGGACAAGTTTTAACCGCCGATTCAACAGCTGCAACTGGTTTAAAATGGGCCGCCGCCGCATCGGCAAAATCTTACACATTGCTAAATGGCCCAAGTGGTACGGCAATGACTGGTTCAACCACCATTACCGTTACCATTGCAAGCGGATACGATAATTTATTAATTATGTTGATGGACACAAGTTCGGCAAATGCAGATTCTTATTTTAACTGGCGATTCAATGGCGATAGTGGAGCGGGCCAATATTTATATGCCGGTGGCGCTTTTAAAGCACCTTCAACATATAGCGCAAATATTTCGGATAAACATGAAAGCGGAATAAGTGGCCAAACATCCATTGAAACTATACAGACGGCAAGCAATGCGGGTTCTGCCGGTGCCGTCGGTATGAATATATTTGGTGCGAATTCGACTGGATTTAAAGCTTTTCAATTATCAGGAAATTCCAATACTGGAAGCGGAAATGACCAACAAGGTGTTGCTGTTTCTGGTATTTACAAAGGTAGCGCGGCAATAACAAGCGTTTCAGTCATTAGTTCAAGTGGAAATTTTGATACTGGCACATTATTTATTTATGGAGCGGCATAATGTATAACGAAAAAATAGTCAATACCATTACCGGTAAAGAAATTATACGTAATTACACACCTGAAGAAGTGGCCCAAGTTGAAGAAGAAATTTTGAAATCACAATTAAAAAAACAAGAACGTGAAAAAAAAGAAGCAGACCGACAATCTGCATTGGGTAAATTAGCCGCATTGGGACTAACGCCGGAAGAAATAGCCGCACTTTAATGGAGAAATCCCAAAATGGTTGGCCGGCAAGTAAAGACCCGGCCGCCATCAAAGTTGGTTCCTATTTAGTCCCTGGCACTAAAATTAAATTGCGTGTGGCACAAAGATGTGCGCCGTTACTTATTGCGTTTGCGGCTGAGTTCCACGAGCTAGTGGAACCCATTGATGAAGGTTCATTAGATGATTGGGGATTTAACTACCGCCCCATAAGGGGCCAAACAACGGGCCTTTCCAATCATAGTTCGGCTAGCGCCATTGATTTAAATTCGACCAAACATCCATTGGGCAAACGCAACACATTTACCGCAAGCCAACGGGACGTGTTAGATGAATTATGCGATAAATACAAAATCAAAGGTGGTTACACATTTATTAAACGCGCCGATGATATGCATTTCGAAATGGCTTGTTCCCCAAGTGAAGCAACCGCACATATTAAAGCGTTAAAATTGGAGGTTCCACAATGAATAGACACCAACAAAAAGTGGCAAAACAAATAGCCGGTTCCTGGTTTCGGTCATTCGCCGCCGCCGCCATCGCGTGTTACATGGGTGGCGTTACCGATTGGAAATTGGTGATGAACGCCGGATTGGCCGCCGTGTTGCCGGTTGCCTATCGTTACCTCAACCCGAAAGACCCATTGGGGCGGTAATTGGGCAAATGGCTAATCATCGGAGGACTAGCCGTAATTTTAAGTGGGTGTGGTTATGACGGGTCCGTTAGATACCCCTGCCAGGAGTTCAAAAACTGGACGGCACCCGAGTGCCAACCAAACGGAGAATGTGAAGCAACCGGCACCTGCACTTTTCAATTATTGGATTGATCGCATGGAACACAAACCCCAACGGCGATTAACGCCCGAGGACATCCACGCGCGATTAATTCT